TGCAAGCAGACCATCCCGAAAACCCTTTGGGATGCGAAAGGCAACCGAGCCAAAGGCAAGAGTGCCGAAGCACGGAACGTCAATCTGGCATTGGACAACATCAAGGCGCAAATCATCAAGCACTATCAGCGCATATCCGACCGAGAGGCATACGTAACGGCTGAAATGGTGCGCAATGCCTACCAAGGGGTAGGAAGCGAGTATGAGACACTGATAAAGGCTTTTGACAAGGATTGCGCCAACTTCCTGAAACGTGTCGGCAAAGACCGCAGCATCGGCACGTATAAGGTCATGGTAAGGGCAAGGAACTATGTCGCAGCCTTTATCAAGTCATTCTACAGACGGACGGACATGTCCATGCTGGAACTTACGCCCGACTTCATCAGGGAGTTTGCGGCTTATCTTACGGCTGAACGGGGACTGAAAAACGCCACCATCTGGCTGAACTGCATGTGGCTGAAAGGCGTGGTCATGCGTGCGCACTATAACGGACTGATACCGAGAAATCCGTTTGCGCAGTTCCATATCAGCCCGAATGTTAAGGAACGGGAATATCTGACAGAGGACGAAATCAAAAGAATCATGGCGCACGAGTTTGACAACCCCACCCTCACATTGGTGCGGGATCTGTTCATTTTCGCCTGCTTCACCGCCTTGTCTTTTGTAGATATGAAAGAACTCACAACAGACGAAATAGTGGAGGTGAACGGTGAGAAATGGATATTGTCGAAACGGCACAAGACAAATGTCCCGTTCCAAGTGAAGCTGCTGGATATTCCCTTGCAGATAATCGAACGGTACAAGTATCTGTCGGAAGACAAGCAGGTTTTCGGGAAAATCAACTATTGGACGATGTGCAAACAACTGAAAAAGGTAATGGCGGAATGCGGAATAGAGAAGCAAATCTCCTACCACTGTGCACGTCATACGTTTGGAACACTGGCTCTTAGCAAGGGGATGCCCATTGAAAGCGTGAGCCGTGTTTTGGGACATACGAACATTGTCACGACTCAAATCTATGCGAAGATAACCACACAGAAACTTGACAATGACCTGACGATGTTCGGCAACAAGCTGAACGCATCGTTCGGAAGTGTAACCCCATAACCAAGCATAGCCATGAAACGAAGCATCATCACAACGGACGGCAACGGCAACATCACCTTGCCGACCAACATTAGCGCAACCGCCATGAGCGAATGGGAACTTTGCGACCTGTTCGGAGTAACCGCCCCGACATTCCGTGCAGGGCTGAAAGCTCTTTGCAAGAGCGGAATTTTAAGGGAATACGGGATAAGGCGAAGCATACGGGTATCCGATAATTGCTGTATGGAGGTTTACAACCTTGAAGCGATAGTAGCCCTTGCTTTCCATATCGGCACATTCGGAGCGGAACGGGTACGCAATGCCGTTCTTGAAAGACTGTACCTGCGAAAAGAGTAAAGCCAAGCCTTTGTCTTGATTGAAATCAGAGTGGAACACAGAACGTTTCCGCCGCCTGTGGCGGCAGAAACGTTTTTAGTTACCTTTGCTGTAGGCATAAGAAGCAAGCCGTTTTTTTCTTGGGTTTTCAATCCCACAAAAGAGTATGGCTCCTTGTCCTGCGAATCGAAGATTGGTCGTCAGAGGCCGTATAGAAGAATGCTCATCGACAGGACATGGCTTATGCCATTTATCCATCAACAAGAGTAACGATATTACCATGGCAAAGAAAGCAAAAAAAGTCAAGACCGCCAAAGGTGCGGAACTTCGGATAGTTAATCCCGATGCGGCGGGGATAGACATCGCGGACGGTATCATGCAAGTTTGCGTCCCTGCCGACCGATCCAAGGACAACAACCGCGCGTTCGGAGCATATACATCCGACCTGCATGCCATCTCGGCATGGCTCAGGGAGTGCGGCATAAAGACAGTCGCAATGGAATCCACCGGGGTTTACTGGATACCGCTGTTCTGCCGCCTTCAGGAAGACGGACTGGATGTCGTATTGACCAACGCAAGGGACGTGAAGAACATAACGGAGAGGAAAACCGACGAGTCGGATGCCGAATGGCTGATGTTGCTGCACCAGTACGGGTTGCTCAAGGCAAGTTTCCAACCGCACAACGACGCCAAACGGATGAGGACACTCACCCGTCACCGTGACACCCTCTCGCGTGAGGCCTCAAGCATAGTCCTGCGTATGCAGAAAGCCATGCAGCAGATGAACATAAAACTTACGCTTGTCCTGTCTGACATTACGGGAAAATCCGGCATACGTATCATCGAGGCCATTCTTGCAGGTGAACGTGACCCCAAGAGACTTGCGGACCTGGCTGACATCCAGTGCAAGACTCCGAAAGAGGAAATAGCCAAGGCACTTGAGGGCAACTGGGAAGAAGACCTCATGTTTGTCCTCAGGCAAAACTATGATACTTTCAAACATTATTGTACCCAACTTGGCGAGTGCGATGCAGAACTGGAGAAACTCATGGAAAACTACCGTGCGGAGGTTGCCAAAGTGGAAGATACTTCATATAGCCCGGCAAAAAAACGCCGCGATTATAAAAAGACCAGGCATACCGTGGGCTTCGACGTGGAAAGGAAAGCATACGAAATGTGGGGAGTGAACGTTTTTGAGATACCGGGCATAAGCCACCTGACCGCACTTGAACTGATGAGTGAACTGGGGCACGACTTTACCCGGAAGTTCCCGTCTTCCAAACAGTTCTGCTGTTGGTGCAACATCTCACCGAACACCAAGATATCAGGAGGAAAAAGAATATCAAGCCACGTGCCACACCGTCGGAACAATGTCGGGTTGATTTTTAGAAGTATCGCTTCTTCGCTCGCCAATGCGAAGAACCAATTGGGGAACTTCTACCGCAGAATACGTTCACGGGCCGGAGGTAAAGCCGCAGTCATTGCCACTGCCCACAAGGTAGCCGAGATATTCTTTGCCATGGTTGCAAACCAAACAACTTATAATCCGGAAAGAGTAGGTATAGACGAGAAAGTATTACTCGAAAAACGGATTACAAGATACAAACGTGAATTAGAACGAATTACAGGGACACATATAGAAATTGGCAATGCATGTGTTCCATAGAAGAAAACAAGCATCTTTTTCTCGCTGAATACCAATGGTATATCCAAATCCGAATACTGCTCGTAGCTGAATGCCTGACATTATTCACTCGGTAAGTCAGTAATTCATTAAGTCAGTACGACAGAACGACAGACGCTCTGATTTTTTCTCCCGAAAAGCGTAATCCGACATTCGCTTTTCGGGAGTTTTTCCGTTTGCAGAACCTGTTTCCTGCCCCAAGCCATCGAAAGTTTTTGTTTCGGGGGCTATTTGTCACCATTCTGCTGTGTTTTGCATAACAACCTATCCGATAATTGATTATATTTTTGTAGCTGGTAATTTTCAAACTTAAAACCATTTGATTATGTCAGCTATCGAACAACAGGACAGCCACAGACCGCCATCGGATGGCGGCATGGCAAAGGAAGAATTTATCCGTGTCGGGACAACGCTCTACAAGATTGTGGAGCAACCGAGACTGAACGGAGGGTATGTGAAGAAACGCATCGCATGGAACAACGAGACCCTGCGACAGGATTACGGCAAGGATTACATCGGCAGCGTTCCCAAGTATGACGGCTTCTGCACCGTACCCGAACACATCGGCTACCGTTCCGTGGTCGGCAAGTTCCTTAACCTCTACGAACCGATAGACCACCGACCGCAGGAGGGCGATTTATCGCATATCCAATCTTTGGTACGGCACATCTTCGGGGAACAGTACGAGTTGGGGATGGACTATCTGCAACTGCTCTACCTGCAACCGATTCAGAAGTTGCCTATCCTGCTGTTGGTGTCGGAAGAACGCAACACGGGCAAAAGCACCTTCCTGAACTTTCTGAAAGCCCTTTTTCAGAACAATGTGACTTTCAACACCAACGAGGATTTCCGCAGCCAGTTCAATTCCGACTGGGCTGGCAAGTTGCTTATCGTGGTGGATGAGGTGCTGCTCAACCGCAGGGAGGATAGCGAGCGGTTGAAGAACCTCAGCACCACACTTTCCTATAAGGTGGAAGCCAAAGGCAAAGACCGTGACGAGATTGCGTTCTTCGCCAAATTCGTGCTGTGTTCCAACAACGAGTATCTACCCGTAATCATAGACGCAGGGGAAACACGCTATTGGGTGCGCAAGATAGACCGCTTGCAGTCCGATGATACCGACTTCCTGCAAAAGCTGAAAGCGGAGATACCCGCCTTTCTTCATTTCCTGCAACACAGACAGCTATCCACCAATAAGGAAAGCCGGATGTGGTTCAACCCCACATTGCTGCATACAGAAGCCTTGCAGAAGATTATCCGCAGCAACCGTAACCGGTTGGAGATAGAGATGCACGAACTTGTCCTTGACATCATGGACAGTGTCGGCACGGATACATTCTCTTTCTGTTACAGTGACATTCTTCTTTTGCTGGTACACTCACAGGTAAAGGTGGAGAAACACCAAGTCCGAAAAGTGTTGCAGGAATGTTGGAAACTGACTCCTGCGCCAAACGGACTGACTTATACCACCTACCTGTTTAACTGCAATCGGGAGTGTCGGTATGAGCCGATAAGGAGAGTGGGACGCTTCTACACCGTCACAAGGGAGCAACTTGAATCCTTGTAACATTATCATTTTTCTGTTGAATTGTTGAATATGGGTATAAATACACTGACAATAAACGATATACATTCTCAACAAAATCTCAACAAGCCAAAAGAGAAGTTGAGAACCACCGACACCCGTTTGTGAATTTCTCTTTTGGCGAGTGGTTTGTTGAGAAGATGTTGAGAGGTTACGAGGCTGTATATAAACATATTACATTGACAATTCATCAAATCAACAAATTTTCATCAACTTCAAAACCGTATGTAATATGACAATCCAAGATGTAAAGCAAATCAAACTGGCAGACTATCTGCAAAGTCTGGGCTATACGCCTGTAAAGCAACAAGGCAAGAACCTGTGGTATAAATCACCGCTACGGGAAGAAACGGACGCATCGTTCAAGGTAAACACTGAGCTTGAAAAATGGTATGACTTCGGCATCGGCAAAGGCGGAAACATCCTCGCATTGGCAGCGGAACTTTACTATTCGGAAGATGTAGCCTATCTGCTGAAACGCATAGAGGAGCGGACAGCATACATCCGCCCTGCATCGTTCTCTTTTGGCAGACAGCATTCCAACAATCAGCCTTATCAGGGATTAAGGGTTGGTGAGTTGTCCTCTCTTGCACTTATTGCCTATCTGCAAGAAAGGGGAATAAACATCGGACTTGCCAAAAGAGAATGCAGGGAGCTTCGGTTTATGAATGCCGACAAACCCTATTTTGCCATCGGCTTCCCGAACATGGCAGGAGGATATGAAGTGCGCAACAGATACTTCAAGGGATGTGTCGCCCCGAAAGACATCACCCATATCCGACAGCAGGACGGACAACGATGTATGTGTTACCTGTTCGAGGGGTTCATGGATTACCTCTCATTCCTTACCATCCGAGTAAGAAACAATCCGCAACACCCGCGATTGGACACACAGGACTATGTCATACTGAACTCCGTTTCCAATCTTGCAAAAGCGGAAAGCATATTAGAGACCTACACCCAAGTCGGCTGTTTCCTTGACAACGACACGGCAGGACGGAACACCTGCACGAAACTGAAAGAGAAGTTTGGGGAACGCCTGCTTGACAAGTCAATGTACTATCGTGAGTATAAGGACTTGAACGACTACCTGTGCGGTAAGCCCTTGTCCCAATCGGCAGAGCCGATAAAGGAGAAGAAGCAAGTCCAATTCGCAAGGCGGATGATGCAGCCACCGAAAAAGAAAGGGGGATTTCATCTGTAATATGCACGTCCGCTCTCCCAAGGTATTTAGACAGAAATACCATAGCTCAATAGGGCGTTTTCTTCACGCATTACTCCGTAACGCTAAAAACACCCTATTGAGCCAAAGGGAAATCCCTTTGGAAACCCTGTGCAAATGAGAGCAGAAGCCAAACTCGTTTGGATTATGCCGAGTGCTGCAATGGTTCATTTGCATAATAAACCCTGTGAGCCGATGCCACAGGCAGAGAGAAGAAACATAACGATAACCGCAAAAACAGTAATGATATGGGATATTTTTCATTGGACATTAAGAAGGCAAAGGGTACATCGGACACCACGCAGTCCGACCATATAGAGAGAAAGATAATACCTAAAAACGCAGACCCGACAAGAACACATCTGAACAGGGTGCTTGTCGAATACCCTGATGGCGTTCACGGCAGGGATGAAGCGATTGCCCACAGGCTGAACACGGCAGGCATCAGACGGAAAATCACGCACGACCAAGTCCGTGTCGTTCGGGTGGTTTTGTCGGGTACGCACGAGGACATGATGAACATACAGGAAAAAGGAAAGCTCGACGAATGGTGCAACGACAGTATCCAATGGCTGCAAGCCACATTCGGCAAAGACAATGTGGTTGCTGCCCATCTGCACATGGACGAGAAGACTCCGCACATCCACGCAGCCGTTGTTCCTATCGTGACGGGTGAAAGGCGCAAAGCCAAGAAAGAACAGACGGACGGTAAGCGCAAGTACCGCAAGAAAACAAATTCCGTCCGTTTGTGTGCCGATGACCTGTTCAACCGCCAGACCCTGATTGCCTACCACGACAATTACGCAAGGGTGATGACGAAATACGGATTGCAACGTGGGGTACGGGGCTCGGAAGCACGGCACACTACCACCATGCAGTATTATCGGGACTTGAAAAAGAAAAATGAAACCCTTGAAACCGAAACCAGACTGTTACAGGAGAAGAAAGCCGAGGCGCAGGAGGAACTGAAACAGGTAAAAGCGGAAATCCGCACCGACAAGCTCAAAAGCGCAGCCACCGATACGGCAACCGCCCTTGCAAGCAGTGTGGGTTCTCTTTTCGGAAGTGGAAAGATGAAATCGTTGGAACGCAGGAACGAGGATTTGCAAGACCGCATCCTTGAACTTGAAAACGAAGCCCGACAACGGGAACGGCAACAAGCCAAACAGATACAGGAGATAAGAAACGCTTACGAGCAACAGCACCGCAAGCTGTCGGAGTTTGCGGATTTTGTCAGACGCTACTTTCCATATGTGGAGAAGCTGATGCCTATAATAAACTTCCTGCGTGACCGATTGAAGTTTAATGACGGAATAATCAGAAGACTGTGCGAGTTCAAGGAGGTCGGGATAAAAGGCGAACTCTATTCTTCCGAATTTAACCGAAGTTTTGATACCCGACACTCCGTCTGCTCCATCAAACAGGATGAAAGCGGTAAATTCGATTTCAAGATAGACGGGGTTTCACACGTGAGCTGGTTCAGAAAGAAAATGAATGAGTTTAGAGAAGCTATCGGAATACCGAAACCAAGACAGAATAGGAGTATGAAACTGTAAATCAAAAAAATCCGTGATGATTTAAGGAATATCACGGATTTTTCATACTTTTGTATTGGATTGAGGTAACTCTTTCCAAGACATACGAAAAAGAAGAAGCGGTATGCTTATCTTGTAGAACGGAAACCTGAGAAATTTCTGAATTGTGTACAAGGGTAGCATAGTGGTTCTCACGCTATAGCGTGGGCTGCTATTACTACATCTGTACACAGGGTTTTCTCAGGACCTCCGAACTAAGACGTAGCATTGCAGTGCCACGCTTTCTTCGTTGGTTGGATTATGTTAGTAATAAACGATTTAAATAATATAACAGATTATGAGAAAACTTATTGTATCGTTCGTATTTACGGTAATTACTTTGACATCGTATGCTCAAAGCAGTTCGGAACATCTTACGTTTAAAGGAATTCCCATTGAGGGAAGTATGACTGAATTCTGTCAAAAGTTAAAAAGCAAAGGATTTACATCTATTGGCAGTGAAAACAATCTTGCTTTGTTTATGGGAGATTTTACTGGTCGTAATGCTACTATAGGCGTAACAGCCACTGATGATGGTAAAAGTGTGTTTGCTGTAGCCGTATTATTTGACCCAAGTGGTGAATGGAATACACTTGTTAATACTTACGATTATTATAAGGATTTATATACTCGCAAATATGGTAACCCAACTATTTCAAAAGAAAAGAATCCTGCTCACTCAGATTCTAATACCGCTTTAATGGCAGAAGTCCATCAAGGGACAGTTGTGTGGGGCAGTGCATGGGAAGTAACAGGTGGAGATATAGACTTATCAATAGAAAAGACTTCTGGTGTCTATGAGGGTATGGTCGTAATTCGTTATCGTGATACTCAAAATGTAGAAACAAAAATCCAAAAGGATTTAGAGGATATTTAATTTTCAATAAACGGAACTATTGATTATGAGAAAGCTTATTGCATTACTTGTTTTTATGGTTATCGCTGCTACATCGTATGCTCAAATATATAAGGTATATAAGACTCAGAACTACCATAATCAACTTCGTTTAAATACGATGACAGGTGAAGTTCAACAAATTCAAGATGATGGTCAGTCTTGGGAAATTTGTAGTGCAAGAGAAATTTTAGGAGATAGAGAAGGTAGATTTCGCCTTTATGAGACACAGAATATGTGGACTTTCATAATGCTTGATACATATACAGGTAAGAATTGGCAAGTTCAGTTTAGTGTCAAGGGGGAAGACTATATGTTTGCTGCACCTATCAATATGTTTTCTCTTGCATATCCTGAAAAATCTTCAAATTGGACTAATAGATTCCAGATGTTTGCTACTCAAAATATGTGGACATTTATATTGTTAGACTCATATAATGGGCGACTATGGCAAGTTCAATATAGTACACAAGATTTAGACAACCTATTTTGTATTCCTATCAATAAAAACGAATTAGTAGAAAATAACGAAAGGTGTGTATTCTCTATTCAGCCACTAACAAGTATGTATCAATACTATCTTATAAACGATAACACAGGCGATATGTGGAAATTTCAGTGGAGTACCAAAGGGGATGATTATAGATGGATTGAAAGATTCAGATAAATATTACTTCTAATATGCAGCCATTGTTTATTATGATGATTTGTATAATTGCGATTTCGGTTATCGTGATGGCAATGGTACGAATACGCCTAAAAAAACAAGTCAATGCACTTTCAGAAAAGTTCAGTCAGATATCTTCATATAGCGAGAAATCAAACTATGAGCAAGCAAAAGATAGATTATCTACTCTCAATGAGAAAGAGTTTATAGATATTCCTACCGACTTGAACAATGGCTTTTATGGCAAGATAATCTCTGCAACGCAAGAACAAGATTTTATAAATCATTACAAATCACATTTTCAAGAGGCATATTCTCTTTTGAAGAAACTTGAAGCCTTTAAAATCACTCCATCTGAAAACATTTCCAAATTCATCAATGATTTTGGAGCCATCAATAAACTTGTAAAACAGCATAATGAGGGCGTTATCACATTTTTGCTTGACGCTCATAAAGATTTTTTCGACCATTGTCTAAAATATCCATTAGACATGCAACAAAGACGTTCAATCGTTTCAGAGGAAGATAATTGCTTGGTCGTTAGTAGTGCAGGTAGCGGAAAGACCTCTTCTATTGTGGGAAAAGTCAAATACTTGACGGAAGTAAAAGGCATTGCACCTCATAAAATATTACTAATCAGTTACACGAACAAAGCAGCAGCCGAACTAACCGAAAGAATGGCGACCAATGGATTGAAAGGTTACACATTCCATAAGTTAGCCAT